GCATATTCCAATTGGCTCCTTAATAGGTTGGAAGACTGAAGAGCGAGATGGTAGTACCATATTGACCCAAATTAGAATCAAAGAGACTATAGAAAAGCCGAAAGGTAAATATGGAATAGAGATGGTAAGCCGTATTAGAGTAATAAATATCGGTTCATATGAAATATATGAAGATAGTAGTGGTGGAAAGGAAGCCACATGGAAATTGATTGAAAGTGGGCCTACTACCTTTATAGGAGAAATTCCATTAGCAGTATTTATGCCCGGTGATTTTATTACAACCATGACGGCCCGCCCACCTCTGGAAGATCTTGGATATTTAAATTTAGCACATTGGCAGAGTTTATCGGATCAAACTAATATTCTGCACTATGCACGAGTTCCCTTACTGTTCGGCAAACTTCTTGCTGATGACCCTACTAAAATTGCAATAGGGCCAAATCGTATGATTCACAGTAATAGGGAAGAATCCTCCTTAAATTATGTGGAACATTCTGGTGCGGCAATTGGTTCAGGAAGAGAAAGTCTTGACGACATTGAAAGTAGGATGGCTCTGTATGGATTGCAGTTGCTCATACCTAAGACAGGAAGGGTCACAGCCACGGAAAAGGCATTATCTAGTGGAGAAAGTGATTGCACACTTAAAACATGGACATTGATGTTTAAAGATACCATTGAACAGTGTTTGGTATTTACGTATAAGTGGATGAAATTAGAGGATCCTGGGTCTGTAAATCTGAATACAGAGTATCGGTTGCTCCAAACTGCAGATGCTGATGTATTGATCAAAGCCAAGGTAGCTGGGATTCTACCAAGACGTACTATACTAAAAGAATTCTTACTTCGTGGAATTATAGCCAATGATTCAGATCTTGATGATATAGAGGACTGGCTCGCAGAGGAAGAGGCTGATGCAGCATCATCCTCACTTCAAGGGACATTTCTAAAGAACATACAGTCTGTGCCAGGATTGCCTCAACCAGGAGGGGTACTTCCAGAACCTAAAGTACCTCTACCTAAAACTCCAAGACCTGGTCTCCCAAATTTTACTAAAAAAGGTAAGTAGGGTTGGACAAGATAGTGTGTAGGAAGTGGGATCCATTAGTAGAAGATGTGGATGACCAGTGTGTGTATTACATAGCAGACGTTTGCTTGTGTTTACAATGTGAGGATTGGCAGAAAGAATGCCCCACACAGGGCAAAGATCCTGAAGAAGCTAAGAATACAGAGCAGGACTAAACTATATGCCCCTATCAACTGAAGACGAACTCTTACAAGTAATTCTGCAAGCCCGATCTGTTGAGTACGCCTATCGACTGGATTTATGGTCCAACCAAGCACTAAAGCCTCTTCTTGTAGCCCTACGAAAATCTCAGAATGAAATCCTTACATATTTAGATTCAGCAGGTATTGGTCTGACTGAATGGAGTGAAGCAAGAAGTCTTGCTCTCCTAGACCATTTCCAAGACCTGACGTTAGGAGTTCGTTCTGCTCTAGGTCATAACATAGCCCAGATAGTTTCAGCGGTAGGTGCAAATGCGCTGTTGATGCATAATGATATACTCTCATTCGGTGGTCGGATAGAACCATTTAATAATGTGGCTATGTCACCTAACCAACTAAAGAGTTTTGTAGAAATGCCTTTAGGGGGTAAGTTGATACAAGAATGGGTGGACAGTGCTTATGCGTTTAATATCCAAGCACAGATAAAGGAGGAACTTCTTACTGGGGTTTTACAGGGGGAGTCATATCCAGAGTTAGTAGATAGAATTAGGCAGGGATTTGGTATTGCAGAACAAGATGCAATTAATATAGCTAGGACATATGTACAGTCAGCAAATGTTCATGCACAGGAGTTGGTTGCTGAGGAAAATTTAGATGTTGTTAAAGGTTTAAAATGGGTAGCCACACTAGAGACAAGTTTTAAGAAAACTGGAAGAGGCACGTGCATACGGTGTGCGGCGCTAGACGGTACTGAGTATAAAATGGATGAGATCCACCCTGAAATTCCTTTGCACCAAAATTGCAGGTGTGTTTGGGTATACATCTTGATATCATGGAGGGAACTTGGAATAGACATAGATGAGATGGAGGAGGCATATCGTCCTTGGACCGTTCGTCCCAATATTAATATTGGTACTGGTCGCAAAGGCAAAAGTATTTTAGACCATGGGTTTTACCAAGGAAACTACGAGGGATTCCTTGGAGAACAATCAGATAGATTTCAAAAGAATGTGTTAGGGCCACGAAGATTCGAGTTGTATGATGCTGGGAAAGTTTCACTTAAAGATATGGTGGATTCTACAACTGGGAAATTAATTTTAATCCGGGACTTGAAATTTTAAAAGGGGTATCCATGTCAAACGAAACGATGTTAGAAAGATTAGCTTGGATAATCAAAACTTATGGTGTGATAACTTCTGATTTTTATGACAGACTTGCGGTTGACCGGCCATCAAGATGGTCACTACGTCAGCACTTTGGAACTTGGAAAGGTGCAGTTGATGCAGCAATAAAACTGTTAGAAACCCAAGGTGTGAAGGTTACATTACCACAAGCAGAAGAAAGGGGAAATGCAGATGCCCAAGTATTGAAACTAACCCAACAGGTATATGAATTATCTAGGCACTTACAAACATCAGAGTTGTGTTTTACTGGCACTTCTCATAAATTTGGTTTAGTTTCTGACACACATTTTGGGAGTCTTTTTGCAGATAAGGCACTGTTGAAGTATGCGTATGAAGTTTTTGCAGAAGAAGGTGTTAAAACTGTTCTACATGCTGGTGATCTCATGGATGGGATGCGGATGTATAAGGGGCAGGAATTTGAACTCGAGTGCCAAGGAGCAGATTCACAGGTAGCATTGGTAGTAGATCAATACCCCAAGCAGAAAGGCATTACTACATATTTTATTACTGGAAATCATGATCGTAGTTTTTGGAAGTTATCTGGTACAGAAGTTGGGGATAAGGTTGCCTCTCAGCGCCCAGATATGGTACACTTGGGACATCAGGAAGCAGATATTAAAATCGGTGAAGGTGAAGCTGTAGCAACTGTAAGACTTGTTCATCCTGATGGTGGTACGGCGTATGCAATCAGTTACAAGGTGCAACAATATATTAATGCAATCCCTAGTGGGCAGAAACCAGATCTACTTTTGACAGGCCATTATCATAAAACAGAAGAACTTTACTATAGAGGAATAATTTCGTATCAAGCTGGTACAACTCAACACCAAACTCCTTTCATGCGTGGCAAGCAACTTGCTGCGGCTATGGGCTTTAGAATTTTAGAGATAGTAGTTGCTCCCAAGAGGGTTGTGAGGGTAACTAGCACCTTCTACCCAGTGCGGAGCTAAATTAAGGGATTACAAATGCTGTGTCAAATATGTAAAGAAGATAATCACTGGGCGGAGTTCACAGTTAGCGGTGTAATACATGTCTGTCCAGAATGCAAAGTACGATTCACCCACAATATTTTACTTGTGTGCACAGTTTGCGATTCTATGTGCTTTATTGCTAAAACACCACAAAATATAGAAAGATTACAATATTTTATACGTGCTTCTTTAACTCATTTTCTGGCAAGTGATGTAATAGTCCCAATGTATGGCTGTCCTCATTGTGTCAGTTTTAAAAACAATATTCTTGGTGAGTTGAAGGAACAATATAAAGATTTAGAGAGGTTCTAAGATGGCAAATAAAAGCCAACGTGGGAAGAGTCTCAAGAAGAAGGTTTCTAAGAGTAAAGAGGAAACTAAGGATAGAAAGAAAAAGGAAAAAACATATGGGGATAGTATAAAGTCCGCCAGAGGGCAAAAAAGGATACTTAATAAGAAAAGGCATAGAGGAAAACACACTAAAGGTACTAGAAAAGGCGATTAATTGCGATACAGCTTTTAATCATGTATTACAATGTGTATAAGTATTATAATATAGATCGTTGCGAGCGATTCGCATTGTGAATTTACGGGAGTGATTCCCAAATACCAAGGTTGGGCGAGACGCCTGAAAGGAGTTTTTTATGAAACTGAAAATGGATGAAGATGGTGCTATTGTTGTTTCGGAAGAAGGTCTGCCGGTTTGGATTCTGGATGATGACACTGAAGTAGCTTACGATGTTCCTAAAGTTATTTCTGATTTGCAGAAGGCCAATAACGAAAGTGCTGGTCGCCGCAAAAAGATAGAGGAACTCGAAGCTAAAGTTAAAGTCTATGATGGGCTAGACCCAGAAGCTGCTAAA